AGGCGCAACACGGCTCATTAAATCAAATGTAGTATCATACTTAGACTTGAAGAGCTGATATTGTCGCATAGCCATCGTGGCTATAGACCCGGCAGCTGTTGTGCTCGCTTCAGCGGTCCTTTCGGACTGGAGGGGCACACCAACACAAACTTCGACATCCTCCATCCAGGCGTAAATGTTTAAATTAAACGGTCGGAAGGGGGGGGCCGTAGTTTGGTAAGGGGACAATGGGACCCAACCAGCGGCTAAAATATACGAGTTACCAAAAGGAGGGTTGCTAATAGGCAACCAACCCAAATTGGAAACCAGTGGACAAGTCAACTCGTACTTTCCAACGGCCGATAAATCAATGTCCACATGGGGAACTTGCGTTGCGTGGGACACATCATCAATTAGGAAACGTGGACGGGAAACGTTACCGAATGACACTAGGTCAGCGACCGGAAGAGGACGTAAAAAGAAACGAAACGCTCCGTACTGGAATGGTGTTCCAGTAACGTCAAGGAGTATCTTAAACTTTCCACGCAAATATCCGTACGGTTTAAGGTACGTGTTCACTCTCTGGTCAGCGAACCAGGTGACAAAAGGGTCTGGAATCTCAACAGACGCATTAGAATCGGTTAGTGTATACTGTGCCAAAAACGTTGGACGGCCCAACATGTGGGCCATATCCATGGACACTGGCTCAACTACCAAGTCTGGTAAGTTCTGATTAGGTAGTCCAGCATTCTCAGCACCTCGAGCGGCAATATCAACATTAATCACTGATTCAGAAGAGGGAGAAAAGGGTGTATAAGTATTTAATTCAGTAGAGGTCATTATATTCAAACATCAGGAGTACCTCGTTACTCTGTGTTCATATCCGACATGAGCAATAAGCTCCATCTGTCGTGGTCCTTCTCGTCACCTACTGCGGAAAATTGGTTCTGAGTGTAACTACCACGACTCAAGGGGTTACCTACCTTTCGGTAAGACCCACTTGGGCAGCTTCCTTGCGGAATAACTACAGTTGGCTCTTCAACCATAAAGTAGTCCACACACTGCTGAAATGTGCGGTTTTTCCACGGAAGCTTTAACTCTCCCATGGATGTTGACAGAATGCTTGTGAACTCATCATAAGTATCCCGCCCCCACAGAAACGCTTCTAATTGTACTGTTTCAGATACAATCGAGCAGCGCTCCGTGTCACCTATGGAACTCTCCAGACGCCACATAAGGCATGTGAACAGTGTCTCTCTC